CGCATCGTTACAAGCAATACCTTTAGCTTCTAGAACAGCAACTACGTCAGCTAGAGTTAGACCGTTTAGGACTAGACCTGCTTTAGAAACGATTGCTGGACCCTTTACAAGAGCTAGAACCTTTACGTCAGTACCGGAAGCTTCTTGCATCGCAATACCAACTACGTCAGCAGCTACAGTGGCTACACCGTCAGCGTCGAGTAGAGTACCGGGAACAATGTCTGTACCAGTTACTGTTAGAACTTGGCGGCAGAAACCACTGTCAGCCCATAGTTCTTGTTTTACAACGTTAGATAAACGTTTTGCTTCTGTTGCAATTAATGCCATAATTTTTCTCCAATATAAATTTAAATTACTTAGTGAGCTTGGCTTTTAAAACTTTTGCCACAGCAGACTCTTGAATAACAGGAGCTTCTTCTTGAACGGAAGCACCTTGCTCTTCAAATAGAGCAGATTTTTCTACAGAAGCTTGCATTTCTGTAAGAGCTTTAACAACAGCTTGGAAGTCCTCTTCGGCTACATCCTTTACTGCTTTAAATAGGGTTTCAGCTTTAGCTTCATCTTTTACGGCAGCTACGATCTGGTCCTTACGGGCCTTCTCAACAGCAGCTTTCTTTTCAGCTTCAAACTGAGCTAGAGTTTCGAGAGCTTTCTCTAGAGCAACTTTTTGTTCGTCAAAAGACTTTTGTAAAAGTACTAGAACGGCTTTCTCAACCATTTCTTTTTGGTCTTCATCCATGTTAGATTTCTCCAAGTTTTCTTTGTTAACAGAGGCAGACACCTCTTCTTCATTAACCTCGCTAGCGGGTGAGGTATCAACAGCCACTGCAGAAGTTGCAGAAAGCGTAGATTCATTTTCAAAAGCTTTTTCAATTAACTCTTGATCTTTTAACATAGCAAGGTACTCTTCTTCACCTAGTTCGGATAGAGCAGTGGCTAAGTCATTTGTATCGTGTACAGATTTTAGAATTTCGAAAGCTTCTAACTTTGATTGAATATAATCATCGTAAGATTCTGTAGCATCTTGTGTTTGTGTTTCAGGTTTTTCATAACCCATCATACGTGCAAGAATCTCAGCTTCTTCATAGTACATTCCGAAAAACTTCTTCAGAAAATCAGGTAACTCCATGGTTACTCTAATCTGTTGAACTTTCTCAATAAATTCTTGACTGAAACCTTTTGATTTCATAACCAATGCGTAGTCTGCACCATTAGCTGGACCACCTTGGGTTTTGCTGACCAGAGCAATATGAGAACCTTCAGTCTCAAAGCTAATGTCAGAGAGTTTACGTTTAGCTTTACGTGCCATTATTCATCCTCTTCAATCGTTTCTACTGAAGCTAATGCCCCAATACTAATACCGTTAATTTCACCTGATTTAATCAATGTCCAAACATCTTCATCGTGAACTTGTAAAGTCATTAACCAAGTACCCTTAGTGATAACCTTGTCATCTAATGAAAAGTCTACAGGAGCTAAGTATGATTCAATAACTGAAAATTTATCGGTCATTGCTACATGAAATAAGTTAGCTTGCATATTTGATCTGTTGAAAGATTCTTTTGCTTTTCTAACTTCTTCTTCAGAGGTGTAGTCTCCGTGTAAATCAATACTGTCAGGCAGCATAGCAACATAAGTTACTTGCATCAATTCTTCGTTTACTGCTTTTGTAATTGGTAGATTACCTGCGTCTTCAAGAGAAAGCGTTTTATCTACAGATTTTAGCAATTTCTGTTCTCTCAGGACACTTCTAGACCAAGCTTTACCTGCAGAACCACCCCACAACAACCAAGCAATAGTACCTGCTGTTGGACCACCATCAGATTCTTTCTTAGATGGTGCATAATTCTTTTGGTGTCTGCTGAAAAACGCATACATTCTTTTTACAGTATCTAAAGACAGAGAACCATTTATAATGTCCCTAGCTCTAGCAACGCCAGAACCTACACCTTCAGATTTTGCCTGAGAAGCACTCAAGCCACCTCTGTTCCATTTCTCTCGTAGTGCAAGTCCACGTTTTGCATTATTTCGCATTGCTTGCGTAGGAGTGAAACTTTTGGATTTATTAATCTCTTCCATAAATACTCCAATAAGCATAATTAAATATAATTATATCATAAATATATTAAAAAATCAAGTGTAATTATATAGTTATTATGCATTAATAATAGAAAAGGCCGCAACTAGCAGCCTTTTTAGTATCAGTCAGTAGTTTTTTCTACTTGAACTTGTAGTTGTGGTACAGCTTCTTTTTCTAAAGCAATAAACAATTGAATCGAATCTTTTAGTTTTTGCTCAGATAAAAAGTTCAACATACCAATGACAACTTCTTTACTCAATGTAATTTTATCCATGTTAAATCCTTTCGTGTTAAAGATTAATTATAACATGATGTTGTCATTTGTCAAGCAACGATAAAGCTGCTGATTTTAATCCCGCACTTAAGGTAGCGGAACTCCTAAATTATAGACAATCAATCAGATAAGTTTCTCAATAAGAGATTCTAAACGTTTGATACGAGATTCTTGAGACACTACTCTTTTTGCTAATTCTATTGCAGACACTAAGGCAGCATTACCGTATGCTAGTGAAAGAATACCATCCTCATCCTTGTGAGTAACCTCTGGTAAAAGTTTCTGCCAATCTTGTGCAGAGGAACCGGCTTGTCTGTCTCCACTATCAATGCGAGTATAAGTGCCGCTTTTTACATTAGCTAAATCTTCAATAAAAGAACTTGATAATTCTAACCAATCCTTTTTTAAAGTTTCATCAGAGTAGGCTGTAATATTTCCAGACATCGTAAGATTACCTGAAAACGTTCTTCCGCTTGTATTTAAGTATTCAACCCAACCTGACCAACTTCCAGCTGTAACATTTCGTTGCATCAGTCGGTTAGAATTATCTTCCCAACCCCATGCAATCTGTGTACCCCATAAATTAGACGCATTTGAATGACGCTTATGTTCATAAATCCACCAGTAATTACCGGGACTATTAGCTATACCCCCATCATCACCTTGATATCTTTGTGTACCAGCAGGTGTATTGCTAAAGTCTGTGTTTAGATTTCCAGATGAACCAGTACGAGAGATGTAGTTGCTACTATTAAGACCTCCTGCAGTAGTTGCATAATCTGCATTAGTTGCAGATACTATAATGTTACCAGAACCAAGCAATGAGTTACCGTTGACCGTTTTAATGTTAGTACCGGATACCAAAGTTGGTTGAGCGTAAGAACTGTAGTTTTGATTCGTCAAAACTTTATTCCATGTTTGCCAAGAAGTACCACCCCAACCACCTCGGAAAATCAAATCGTTACCAGCGTGACTTATGTAAATTTGTGCTTGAGTATTACTTTGACCGGAGAGATTTAGCAATGTACCGTACTGATAACTAGCGGCGGTTGGGCCATTAGTTGTGCTGGTAAAATTATTTGCGCTAATCTGCTGAACAGTGTTAGGATAAGTATTACCAATACTATTCCAATCATTACTGTCTGAGGGTTGTCCAATAGCACGTATGTAACTGTTGTTAAGATAATCACCAAAGTTAGTATTATTGAGGTTAGTTTTCCATGCACTCCAAGAACCACTACCACCTACATTAGTTGGATTACCAGCACGCGAAATTATTGCACCGCTAGAATAATCAAAATAAAGCTGACCAATTGTATCAGAACCCCCATAGACTGTTAGTAATTGACCCCAATTACCGGGACGATTGGCATTGGTGCTATCAATTCGATAAAAACCTGATGTGGTGAGTGTGTTTAAATCAGCACCAGCAGCTTCACCACGGGTGATATTAGTAACTGTTGCTGCATTACCCGAAATATTAATACTATAAGTACCACCGTTTAATCTTGCATTGTCAATAGTACCTGTTAACTTAGAAGAATCTAAAGAAGTAATCCAAGAGGGATTTGCATAACTACCAAAAGGAGATACAGTCTGAGTTACAGAAGGAAAATGATCGATTGTTGTTCCATCTGATTTTTTGTAATATAATTTTCCATCAGTATAGTTTAACGCTAACTCACCGTAATCAACATCTGTAGTCAAAGGTACTCTTGAAGCTACACTTGATTTCTTTAATTGGACTTTATTTGCCATGAGCATTCCTTAACAAAGGTAAAAGAAAAGGGCGGTAAAAACCGCCCATATTATTTAGTAAGTTCCACCGTCAATAGAATTTGACCAGTAAGGATTACCTGTTGAGTCTTCACGCAAGAAACTACCGTCAATCGCAGAAGCTGAAGTAACACCTACAGCAGAACCGTTGTTACCAAACATAATACCACGAGAAGTAATACTTGTCAAGCCAGTACCACCGTTTGCTACTGCAATAGTTGTACCATTCCATGTGCCAGAAGTGATTGTACCTACAGTAGTAATTGAGCTTTGACCTGCGTATGTAGAAGCAATGTCAATTGCGTCTGCACTTACTGTAATTCTATTTGCAGTACCACCTACGGCTAGAACACCGCTTGTATACGTTAGACCAGCGCCAGCTACGGAAGCAGCAAGTGCTACGTCATTGGCATTAACAGTAATACCTAGACCTTGACCAACTGCAAAAGTATTACCTACTAGAGTTAAACCACCATCAGCAAGATATGTACCTGCACCGGAGAATTGTGTCCAAACGATTGGATCAGTACCAATAACATTAACCGTAGCAGTTTGTACCCAACCTGTACTTGCATTTACTGCACCTTCAACTACGAATACGAAGTCACCACCCTGAATATCTGCGTCATCATCGAATACAGGATCACGGGTTAGAACAGTAGGACTTGTTAGAATATAAATACCATTGTGTACTTGGTTTGTTTCATTCTTAACTAGAACGCGAGCTACACCATAACCAATTGCAGCAAGATTTACACCATCAATCGGATTACCTGTTGCATAAGAACCTGTTGTAGTTAATGTAGCGCCTACACCTGCTGTACCGTTACTGTATGTTACAATACCACCAGAAAGAACAGCTAGAGTGTTTGTAGTAGCAGCATCTACACCATCTTGTACGTGCAAACCTTGAGCAGCTACAGTATCAACATAAAGTTTGTTGGCAGCATCATTATCGTTTACAGGAGTAGTTACACCAATAATACGAGAATTGGATACGTCAACATTACCAGAACCGTTTGGAGCAATAACGATATCACCGTTAGCATCGATTGAGCTAATTGTGTTACCATTGATGTTAATGTTGTCTACAGTAACTTCTGTTAGACCTGCTAATGAAGTAGCTGTTGCACCTAGTGCTACATTTGTAGAACCAATTGTTACAGAACTATTTGTAAGTGAAGAATTACCAATGTTGGTTAGTGTGTTTGAAGCACCACTAATTGTCTTACTTGTTAGAGTCTCTGCACCTGCTAGAGTAGCTAATGTACCACTTGTTGGAAGTGTTACTGTTGAGTTAGCTGTAGAATTCAACGTTACTACATACGCACCAGTTGTAGCAAGAGTAGCACCGTTGGCAATGTTAAGAGTAGCTGAAGTTACTGGAGCTACAATGTTTAATTTGTTAACAGAAGTTGCTGTTGCAGCACCAATATTAGGTGCAACGAGTGTAGGACTATTAGCGAATACTAAAGCACCTGAACCTGTTTCATCTGAAATTACCGAAGCAAGTTCTGCAGAAGTAGTAGCAGCAAATACGCTTAGTTTATTAGCTTTTAGAGCAACTGTACTGTCGATATCAAATGTAACAACATTGTTTGTAACACTTGAAGTAATACCAATACCACCAGTAAATGATAGCGTATCTGTTAATAGGCTAACAGCATCTGTACCTGTATCACCAGCGATGTTTAGGTTAGATGCAACAGCAGCAGTAGTTACACCTGTGATCAAACCTTTTGCGTTTGTAGTAATAACAGGGATAGAACTTGCTGAACCAAATGTACCTACGTTGGTATTAACTGTAGCAAGTGTAATTGCAGCAGATACGTTAGCTGAACCATCAACAGCAGATAATGTAGCTGTAGCATCACCTGTTAAAGATAAATCTCTTGCTGAAATCCATTTGGTAGCTGTTGAAGCATTACCGGATAGAGCAGCGGTAATTGTACCAGCTGAGAAATTTCCAGAGGCATCACGCTTAACTAATGTCGAACCTGTATTAGTGCTTGTAGCAGCATTAATGATATCGGTAAAATACTTACCACCAATTACAATATGATTAACTGCATTACCGTTAGTTTCTGTACCCATACCAATGTATAGGCGATCACCACCATTTACACCATTATCCGGTAACGCTGAATAAGCTAATTCACCTTGACCAAGTGTAGACGGATTACCAGAAACTTCCGAACGTTTAATTCTTACGATTGAAGCCATAATTTTTCCTTAATTAATAATGTCCAGATTCAAAATTCTGGTTTTGTAGTGAAGTTGTTGCAATCCATTTTTGGTCCTGCGAAGAATAAACTAAGACAGAACCATCAGCTCTATTGCTAATGTCTACATCGGATGCCTGACTGATGTTTTGAATACCTGCTGGTCCCGGTGGACCTTGTTCTGCAGATGTAATCACAGTAGTTTGACCTGCACTCTCAACGACTATAGTATCTTGAGAATCATCTACAATAATTGTATCGTGAACAACTTCTGTAATGATTTCAGTTGTCATCGTGTCACCTCTGGTACAGCAGATAGACAACCTTCGATCACTCGAACAACAGTTGTATCTGGGAATACAATTTCTAAGTCATAAACTGCAGTATTGAAGTTATATGCAGAAGACACGTTTGCTGGGATTGAGATTTTAAAACGACCATTAACTGCATCATAAATCTGCAGTTTTGAATTTTCTGTCGTTAGTGTATCTAGGATTTCAGTATCGGTTACTCTTTTTCTAATTTGCATTCTAGCAGTACAACCGCTAAGATTAACAGGTAATGCAGGAGTACCAGTTTTCCATTGAATAATTTTCGAGTAAGTCGATCCTTTATAAATTGTTAAATCAATAGTTGCTGGTTGCATATTATTCCTTTAAGATTTACGATCTTACAAACAAATAAAGACCCACCGAGTATTCTCGGTAGGTTCGTAAGTTTTATTATATCATGAAATAGTAATAATTTCAAGATAAATTGTATTTAGTTAGTTTTGCGTTTTCTGGTGATAATCTCAGCTGCTCTTCTTGAAATCTTACCACCTTCACTGGTATTCCAACCCATGTATTCAAAAGGTCTGAATAGTTTTTCAATTTCATATGCTTGTTTTACAGGGCATACACATAATCTAGTAACTACTATAGAATCTATACCATGTTGTGAAAAAGCAAGATGCAAAGGATTATACTGATTATATGAATTATTAAACTTAAAACAGTGTTCCTTAAATCTAATATCGATAAGTCTAGTAGTCACACCAACGTATCCTTGTGTGAAAACGTCAGTGTGTCCCTTCAAATGCAACCAATAAACTGCAGCTACTTTTTCAGTATTATGCAGCATTCTCTAAATTAGATGAACTTGTATCAGCACCAGATGGAGAATTACTTGTACCTTCACCTGCTGTTTTAAAACCATCACCACTTCTAGAAGTCATTGAAGGTAGTAATTCTTTATTTGGTTCAGCATCTTCAGGTAGAGCATCTACACCAATTGATTCACGTACTCTATTAAGAACAGCGCGATCAATTTCAATTACCGATGTACTAGCGAAACGTTGAACAGCCTTGGAGAAAGATTCCAAATCTTCTGTTTGTAGATTATCATAATCCATTGAACCCATTCGGGAAGTATCCCAAGAATTCAACTCGTAAGTTTGACGAATCAAGTCATTATTGATTACACTAGTAATCTTATCTAGCATTGCTTCTGCTGCACTAGCTGATAATGAATTCTTAATTTGACCTAGAGCGAATGAACCACCACCAGATTGACCCATGACTAAAACATCAGCGAATAAAGAAGTTAGAATCGAATTCTTATAATATTCTTTAATCTTACTGGTATCCATTGCCTTACTACCGTTTAAGGAAAGTAATTCAAGTTCAAACATCGGTTGACGAGTATCAGGATCGTGTGCTTGCGGTAGAATCAAAGCGGATTGTTGATTCATCTGCAAATTACGCATTACATTTTCGTAATAAGCACGAATAGCTTTTTGTTCAGGGGAAGCTTCTGTAGAAAGATACTGAGGAGGTAATTTTAGTACAGGTAAACCAGCTAAATCTTTAGCTACACCATTGGCTTCAATTTCTTCGATTACAGTCAGGAATCTCCAAGATAGATACGCATCACGAAGCATCGATTTACCGAATGGATCACCTTTATGTTTACCTGCTCTAAACAATAGAACTTTGCTACGAGGTAGAATAATTTCTTTGTTTGTTCTGCTAGAATATCTACTGTATAAATCTGAAATTGAAGACAGATTTTGTTTTACACCTAGAACATCGTTACCGTTTTCAGAGAAAATAAACTTTTCAATCGTTTCTTGATTTCTGATAGGTAGACGTTTCCAACCAATCAAGTTATCATTGTACTTTGAACCATTGGAATTATTTCTACGACGATATACTTTCTCATGTACAGAGAAACCAAATACGTTTGAACTCAAAGCTTCACTGATGAATTCTTGCCAAGTTTGATCTTGCATATCATGCATCATTTGATTGATGATTTCAGCCTGACGCTTTTCTTCTTCAGTTGCATCTTTAGGTGCTTTAAAAGTCCATTGAACTTTACCGATTAAATTATCAAATAAAGTTAAAGAAGCATTAATAGTACTATGATACGTCATGTTCTTGTACGTCTTAATACTATGAGGGAAATTCAATTCCTTTTTTAACTCGTCATTAGAAACACCATTAAATACATTTAATCCTAGATAACCTGCTTCACTCAATTTGAAACGTTCTGGAGTATCGTCTAATGTAGCCTTTTTAATACTTTGTTTTGCCATTAATGGCTCCTTTAATTATGAAACTAATGAACTTTGAAATGAAGGTATACTTGAATCTGAAATTGCAGAATCGAAAGGATTACTACCTGTAAAATCTGGTAATGAAAAGATAGGTAGTTGAGTATCTTTGTTGAGCAGCAGCATTGCATCTGAGCAGCAGTCTACTTGGTCATCTTTCTTTTTAGGATCACCATCGAACACTTCTAGTTCATCGAAGAAATCTTTATTCCAGTTAGCTTTTACTACGTTTACAAACCCTGCCTGTGCTATACTTGAGAATGGTGCAAAACGAGTAATCTTAGATTTAACAGGCTTTGTCAGTCTTACACTAAAACCCATCTCAGCTAACTTACGTTGCAAGTCCTTGGCATAAGCGCCAGCAGCAGCAGCGGGGTCTAACGGAATACTAATAATTACATCTTGACCATCATGAATTGCTGTATCAAACACAAGTTTTTCTACTTCATGAACTCTGTCACGCAAAGACACTACATCTTCTACTGTGTATAAGTTATTTGGGTCTTTTGAGATTAACACACCTCGTGACCAGTCGGGATTCGGGTATTGCTCTGAGGGTTTACTAAATGCAAAGTCCCAAGCTCTAATTCTTTTTCTAGCTCTACCGTTTGCGTGATCCACAAGTCCAACCCATTCGCGTTTAAACAAACCTGCAGACTCTTGACGAGCGAACCATGAACCGTCTAGTAATCGTTCTTTTTCTACACGAGGTAGGGACATCAAACGACTAATGTAATCCGGTTGTGCTTTAAGTAAAGGTGGGTTATCTCTACAAGTAGCACCGATAAATGTAAATGAACTAAGACCAGATTCATTACCTTCACCGTGTACAGCTTCAGCTTCTCGCAAGGAGTTATACCAAAGCATTGTGTTACCTTGACGAAAGAAATAACGCTTGTCTCCAGTCTTTTCTGGAAGCGGAATACCTGTGTTTGGATCAAGATAATAGTCTTCAATCCATGACCGTAAAAATGAATTATAGTCAGGGTTCGTCATCATGAACATTTGTGGTTTATAATCTACGTAAGCATTGCGCATACGAGATAACAAATAAACAACCATCTCTTCTTCAAAGTCTGTTGCTTCATCGAAGATTACTAACGAGTATTGACCACCTTTGTGATCGTACATGTTAGTGGCATGTTGCATGTGACTAAATTTAAGTAGTGCTCCATTTGGAAAAACTAATTCAAGTTCTCTACTTCGAATTCTTAAATTAGGATAAATACTTGTATACAAACTGACAGCTTCATGCCAGATTGAACCGGGAGCAGTAAGCATCTTAGATGTTCTACGAAAGATCACCCCTGTAGCTCTAGGGTGTTGCATGAACTTTAAAGCAATCAGTAAAGAAGTATACGTTTTACCAGAACCCGCTGCACCACCAGCTAGAGTAATGGTTGCATCACTGTTCAAAAACATTTCCTGTTTCTTAGATGCAGGTGCAATCATTATTTGTTCTGACATTTTTATCCTTATTCTTCGTTTACAACTTTAAGACTAAACACTGCTGCATTATTTTGTTGTACTTCTACACCCGCTTCATCAGCTTGGTCTTCACCATCGTACATGTCTAGAGTTAATCTACGGTAGTTATCTAAAAGAATAGTTGCAGCTTTTAACTGGTTTTGGTGACTCGCTTCTTGATTCTTCATAATGTTAGCCGCCTGCACAATGGCTTCAGCTACGTGAGGTTTGATTTTGCGAAGCAGCATGACTAATTCACGCTCTTTTAGCTCACGGTTAGTTGGTTTATCCACAATACTGTCTCTGCGAGGACGACCATTCGGATTACCTGATTTGCCTTTAGTAAATGCCATGTTTATTATTCCTGTAATTTGTTTGATTTAATTCTATTCTCCGAAGCCTGTAAAATCTGTAGATTCCACGGTACGTGTAAACCACACACGTTTTTACCTTGTAGCGGAACTATATGATCTATGTGATATTCTTGGTTGGTGAGTAATTTCAAGCGTTGAGCTTCTTTATAAAAGTTTTCAATTTGTTGTAAATCTTCAAGTGTTAACCATTTTGGAGTAGCCTGAAGTTTTGCAGCTCTGCGTTTAGCATTTTTGGCATTAATTTTCGCAGGATTATCTTTTTGGTATCTCTTCTTTTGTTCAGCTATCTTGTCTTTATTAGCCTCACGATAATACTTTTGGTAATCAATAGTTTGTTCTTTATTTGTATCTTTATATTGTTTTTTATACTCAGCAATACATTCTTTATTAGCTTCGTGATATTTTTTCTTACAAATCTTACATTGACTGCAATAGCCATCTTTTTTAGTTTTATCTTTACTAAAATCGCTAAATAATTTTTCTTCTTTGCATGTATAGCATGTTTTATACACTTTATTCTCCTCAGAATAATCCTCAAAATAAACAAGCAGCAGGTAAGTGAGGAGCTTACTTTTCGGGAGCTACCCTAGCTGTCGTATAAATTAGTCTGGGTTACGACTTCCAGTGCAACCTTTTCGTAGTTGCCGCAAGATGGAACGCTGTATTCTTTGCATAAGTACTTGGCGGTACTTACCCGAAGCTTCTTACACTTCGTGTTACCACGCAACAGATTCGTGGGACGCCTAAAACCGAGGTGACTTCGGACCTAAGGTAGGTTCTTGGTGGATACTTATGGTAACGCCCCATATGAGCTATATTAGCGCTGGTTTTACAGACCAGACCGTCTCTTTAACGGTATACGTATCCTAATTATTCGCTATTCTGATATAACGCATTCTCCATTTGCAAATGGAGAATAGAAATTGGTCTATGTAGATGGATTCGAACCACCGATATCTGCACCCCAAATGCAGTGACTTAACCAGACTAGCCTATACATAGATTATTTGGCAGAAGTAACAGGATTCGAACCTGTGGGCAGCTTTCGCCACCGATGGTTTAGCAAACCATTGCCATAAGCCACTCGACCATACTTCTAAATTGGCTCCATTGGAAGGGCTTGAACCTCCGACCCAACACTTAACAGGCGTTTGCTCTACCGACTGAGCTACAATGGAATATTTCTAATTTCTTGATGTAATTCTCTGTGACAATTAGCACAAACACAAATGCATTTATCAAGTTCTAATTTAATTTTTTCGAAACTTCTAGTTAAACCGCTTCCAGAAATTGCAAAATCTTTTGCATTCGGGTCTAAGTGGTGAAACTCTAAAGCTCCTATGTATTTCTTATAACCACAAATAGAACAACAACCACCTTTGTACTCTACAGCTAAGACTTTTAATTTGTCTCGTCTTTTCTGTACAGCCTCTGATGCACATTTTACGCACCGATATCTATTATTGTTGCTGCTTTCTAGTCTATATGCAGTTTCTCCGTGTACTTTACATGTTTTAGTTAATTTATTCATATGTTATCCAAACACATCCACTAAATAACAATCAGCAGGACGGTGGATAATCGTCTTTTCGGTGGGCCAACCTAGCTGTTGTATAAATTCATCCAACTGTTACCTTATGCTCTTTCCGTTGGCGATTGAGCAGCTGCACTTTTGACGTAGTAAGCAGAATACACGTTTATACTGGAGCTACCACGGAGAATCGAACTCCGCTTCTTAGGATGAAAACCTAATGTCCTAACCGATAGACGATGGTAGCATAAATTTAACGTAAGTCCCTCTCGACCGAATGTTTCTTGTGAGACTTGCCGACATACCATTTGTACGTTAAACTAAATTTGGTGCTGAAGGTAGGACTCGAACCCACCGCCTACGGAGTACAAAACCGTTGCTCTACCAGATGAGCTACTTCAGCTTAATAAAACTTTTGAACAAAGCCTTTTAGTAGTTTATTATCAAAAGCATGTTGCATATTTTTTCGATGTGTAACAATCTCTAAATTGTCTAAGCAGTTATTACTTTTATCACCGTCTAAATGATTAATATCCATATTTTTAGTGCAACCTAAGTAAACTTCGGCAAGTAGTCTATGGATATAGTGTTGCTTTCTTTTTCCGTTTGGATATCTCATTTTAACAGCGATATAACCACAACCGTTGTCGTACTGACAAACAAATATGTTCTTTTCACTGTCATATACCCTACCTAAAACATCTATTAAATATCTAGGATTTTCTTTAAATTCTTTCATATATTTCTCCATCAAGGAAATTTCATCACATTAAAATATAGACAGGATGGTGATGAATCATCTTTTCGGGAGCTACCCTAGTCTAATCTGGTTGCAGTGTTTACGAATCGAACGTAACTTTTCTAGAGCATATGAAACTCCATGCGACTTCCAGCCGCCCACCTGCTATATTCTTTAAATTGAATCACCTGCATCATCGTAAAGGTCATCGTACATAACAGCACGAGTCTTACCGGAAGGATGCTTTAGTAATTCTACTTCGACTTGCATCTCAGAGTCAATTTCATCTAAAACAATAGATTGACAATTTTCGCATTCAAAACTTTGGTTGAAAACCGTATGTTTGAAATATTGATTACAGATTATGCATTTCATAAATTATTCTTATTGTATCTCATTATAACCATACTCATGCTATTTGTCAAGTATGGTTTACATTTTGTATTAGCACTAGACTAACGAACGTAGTGAATTAATGCTGGTTACTTATCCAGCTCATACCGAAGCATCTAATGCAGAAAGGAGTTCAAAGTTCATTAGACTAACATATGAAGGTTTATTTCTACATAGGGTTAAACCGCTTCTATCTTAGGCAGGTTTGCAGCTCTTAATACTGCAATTTACACAAATGACTATAGTTTAATTTACGTAGAAGCCTTGATTATATCATACGAATTCGTAAATTTCAAGAGAAATATCAAGTATCGTCTAATTTTTCAATCAAAGGCACGTCATTTGTTAGTCGAATACACAATATCTGTTTAAAATTTTAGCATACTTGAGTTGAAGCTTGGTGTACAACCTTTTTGCTATAACTATGTCTTGCACAACTAAAATTTTATCTTTAGAATTCTCTTTCCAAGTTAACAGGTATGAGAACACATCTTTAGAATGCGGTTGAAGTTTCAAAGCACCAGATAAATTTCTATGAGCTTCTTTAATACTATTGTATGTTTTCTTAGTAATTAATTTTAAGTTAATATAACGGTAATCAGTTTCATCTAAATTTTTATGAAGTACTATTTTATCTTTTTGTACACTAATATTTTGTACAAGTTCAATAGCTAACTTATTAGCTTTAAATTTAAATCTTTTATTATCTTTGTAAAATACAATATAACCATCTTCATTAGGAAATATTCTTCTGTATCTGCAGTTATTCTTCATGATATAGAATGATCCTTCGAAGATATCATAATTTATAATTTCTTTAAGTTGTATTACATTCACGTTTTGCACCTTTATCTTTTGCACAATCACAAGGTTTAGATAGAATTGATTTAAACGCTCTATATGCTCGTTTTATACCTTCAGGCTACACACCCCTAGACTAACTCAAATTAACTCCTTGCAGAGGCTTCTAGGGGCCTTCCTGAAGATTCTATCTGAGCAGCATCAGCTACAAGTGACATCATGCATTCTGCAAGAAAGCCCACCGGCTTGAGGACATACATAGCGGAGCATAAAAGAAGTTAGAAAATAACTGTAGTTATAACATAGATTAAACTACAGTTACATTAGTTATACCTATAATATAACATAGATTAATATCTAATGTTATTTATATCTCTTTACTATACTGAATTAAATTAACGTCAACATCTAATGTTATTATCAGTATTACTATTAGATGTTACATTAAAGGTTACAGATATAGTAATGTACGTTATAACATACATTAACTGATGTATAACTACAGTTATATACGTTAGTATATTCTTAGTGTAGCATACATTTTTACGTTTGTCAAGCTTTATTTAAAAATATTTGTGTTGACTTGTGTTGATGTGTGTGCTACAATTAAAGTTAACTTAGGATGATCTAAGCTTAATTTAATAAGGAGTATTTATGGAAATTAAAAAAATTGAAACTTATAGCTTATACGAGTTCTGTCAAGCTGTACAAGAAAGTGTCCTTGAAGGTTGGCGATTTGACTTTGAATCCAACGAGAACTTTCCGGTTGCGTTTGGTTCAATGCTGGTAACAGGTATGGTAAAAGCTGAATCTAAAATTGAAGGTCCAACTGAACTAATTACTGAAGAAACTCCTGCAGTTAATACTGAAGTTAAACGAACTCGTAAATCAAAAGAATAATATTTAAATATTATAACCTAAATACCTTAATATAACAATTAAGGTATTATCATTAATATATCCTACAGTAGTTAAAGGGGATTTATGAAAAGAAATCAAAAAGTACAATCACAACGTGTACAAAAAGAGAAGTTTGCAAGAGTACAATTTCCACCTTTGTTTGCAATGAATGACAAGCAAGGTGAGTTACTTGAAGCACTGAAGTATAATACTTTGGTTGTAGCTAGAGGTAGTGCAGGTACTGGTAAAACTTTGTTAGCTATTCATCATGCAGCTAAGAAATTACACTATGGTGATATTAAAAAGGTTGTACTTATTCGTGCTTATCAACCGTTAGCTGGTAGAAGTATTGGTTTTCTTCCCGGTACAGCTGAAGAAAAGCTGCTTCCATTTTATCAACAGATGATTGATTACTTTGAGGACTATTTAGGTAAAGCAACTACAGAAATTCATTTAAAGAATAAAACAATTGAGATTTGCAGCTTAGAGACTATTCGAGGTAGAAGCTGGAATGACAGCATCATTATTGTAGATGAAAGTCAAAACCTTTATGTACCTGAGATTCAAGCACTAACTACTCGTGTAGGTAATGATTCTCAAATTGTCTTTTGTGGTGATAACACTGGTCCACAAACCGATGTTAAAAAAGGCATGGATGGTCTAACGTATCTAGAAAAGATTTGTCATAAGTACAACATCGGTGACTGCAGTTTTACTACCTTTACACGAGAGCACGTTGTACGCAGTGGTTTGACTAAAGAGTTTGTAATTGCATTTGAAGATGAAATTGATGCTGAATTTACAAAATCCAGTGTAATCGATGAATTTAATACCAAGGTTAAAGGAGTGAACAATGCAGCGAAATCTAAATAAATTTAAAAACATCCCTTCATTAGCCCGTAACGATGATGACGATGAAGATCAGGGAAATATCCGTAATCAGCATTTACCATATTTTGAAAGTACAAGAACTGATCGCTGTATTAAGGTGTTCTTAGATGAATATATCCGAGAACCAAAATATTATCGTACAGTACTACAAGGTATTGATTCTTTGGGTGAAGGGGATGTTGTACTTCTCAGTATTAACAGCTATGGTGGTCAACTGGATGGTGCAATTGCTATCATTAACGCTATTCAAGATACAGATGCAGATGTTCATGCTAGTATTGAAGGCGTAGCAGCATCAGCTGCATCCCTCATTGCATTAGCTGCACCAAGTATCAGTGTTTCTCCTTACGCTACAATGATGGTTCATTCTGCTACGTTTGGTGCTTTTGGTAAACAGTCTGATGTTATTTCACACGCTAGTTTCGTAGATAAACAAGTCAGAACTTTAATGCACAGTGTCTATAAGGATTTTCTGACCGATAAGGAACTTGAAGAAGTTATCATGGGTAAAGAGATGTGGTTTGATTCTGAAGAGATTGTACGTAGATTAGAACTCAGAGCACAACTTCAGGAGAAACGAGAGAAAGCTGAAGAAAAAGCAGCAGCTACTACTGCTAAAAAATCTAAAACTAAAAATTAAAATTTTATCCCCTTGGTGTAACAACCTTGGGGATTTTTCTTTGGGTAAATATCAAAGGGTTTAAACGCGATTTAAAGGCTTGTAGCTCACATCCTGTACTTACTATGTACAATGTAAATTAAGGGCTTCTATACAGGTTTTAAGCTGCTTGTTGGTACTCTGAAGTGCAATACTGAAGGTTTAAACAATTGTTTGAGCACTTGTTACAACTCTGATTTAACTTTGATTGATTCATTGTTGCAATCTTGGGTAATCGGGTCAAGGTTTAACAATTGCTGTAAGTCTTAGGTGCTTGATGTAGGAACCACCGTTATCTTCCGCTATAACTACGATTTTAAAATATCCGTTACCCTTTTGTTTTAGCCTTATGTTTACATCACTTGCTTGTCTTTCGGTTTCGTGCTGAGTATGATAACCGCTAATTTTTAACGTGGCTTAGGCGAATTTTTTTTAGGGTTATTTGTTTGCTGAATATATGTGCGCGGTATTATTCGAGGCGCTTATGACCGTCATCGGCTAACGGTTTAGGCCCAACGATAAAAGCTCAACGATAAAAAGGCGGGTTTTACCTTCCGATATAACCCGCCCTTGTCTCTTGCTGTTATCCCTTGCGCTTGGCCCTTTGTTGGTTGAC